CGACATTTTGGCTTTTGCCTATACCGATTCGAAAGGTGCCACCTCCGACCGTGAGGTGGAATATCGTGCCATGACGAAAAAGGATGGTTTGGCTTACCTGAAGGGTGTTTGTCAGTCGCGGCGGGCCTTCCGGACATTCCGTTCAGATCGGATGGAATTCGTGTGTTTCGCCGATACCGGTGAGACTCTCTGGGACTGAGATTGATCGAAATCGGCGTTGAGCGCTTAGGAATTACGAACTAGAAAAAGGACAAAGAATAAAGATGTCTGAGGCACAAGTTTTCACCGTAGAAACGACTTATCGACTCCATTACAGCACCAAATACCCCGTACCAATTCCTGACATAATCGAGTCCTTAAAAAACGTCGAGAAGCTCCTGGAGCGATCGCCAAAATTTATCGAGAAGGCTTTCAAAGATCTTGAAGTAGTCGGCGTTCAGGTTTACGTGGATTCACTTAAATCCGGTAGCCTAACCGAAGATTTTTTGGTGAAGTACGTTTTCAAGGGCAAGGATAACTATGACAAAGCCAAGGAAGTGGTCGATAAAATGCTGGAAGACAACACTATGATCCGAACAGTTGTCGCGGCGGGTATTGGTGCCATGATTACCTATGGGGTCATTAGTGCCGCACAGCCCGGTCAACCCACGAGCCAGTTCGAAGCCTACCAAAACACCATTGTGAACATCGGCGGCCAGGTCAGTTTGGATGCGGAGGATATCAAAGCGGTTCTCGAAGCGACGACTGACAAGAAGCAATTGGCGCGTCAAGCCATTGCTGTGGTTCGCCCCGCGAAGGCTGATCCGGACGGTACGATAGAGCTTGATAATATCCCTGAGCTTACGATTCCGAAGGAGTACATTCAGCGGGTCCCCAGTGAGTATGAGGCACCCATTCCGCAAGAGAAAACAGCCAAGTATCGCGATGTTCCAATTTTCATCTACGCAAGTGACCGAGACAGAATCGACAGGAACTGGGCAGGAGCGGTACCGGGAATTGCAGATGCCAGAGTTCGCTTCATTCTTTCACCAGGTATAGACCCAAAAGAGCTTCATGGGCGGACTCAGGCGAGTGCCGATGTGACGGTGGTTGAAAGGTATGTGCCATCGAAAAAAGTATACGAGGTCAAGCTTGTTGAGATAGACAGTGTCTATCCGCCTCGACAAGCCGCTCAAACGAAAATCGCCAACTAGGCTATGAACTGAGTGTTTCAGCACTGATTGATGTCACCAGGCCAGAATCACTCAAACTGTGACTGGCTCTGGTTACCACCCATTCCCGCCCGTTGATCTGCCGTTTGAATCCCTCTGCCCGTAACCGCCATTCTGGTCCGACATCGGGCCGGCCGGTGGCCAGATTCAGGCTCAATTCCGCTTCCCCACGGCTCAGGCGCGCCAGTTCAGCCTTGGCGGCAGCATTGGCCTCATTCTGGTTGGCGTAGGTGCCGCGCAATCGCTTGACTCGATCATTGGTACCGACCAGAACCTGCTCCTGCTTTCCGTCGTCGACGTTGTTCCAGAACGCCACCACTCCGGTGTACCCGTCCCGGTCTGTCTCCCGGTAGGTGCCGCTGTCGCCTGTCTGCGGGCTTATCACCACCTCCGGCAGGGCATTTCCATTGGCGGTGGTGGCGGTTCCTCGAGGCGTGAACAGCAAACGCCCGGCTTTAACTGTGGCGATCGCTCCGTGCCGTTCGCCCAGGCGCGTGAGCAGGTTCAGGTCTGACTCATCGGTCTGATCAAGGTGAGTGACCATCTCGCTGGCGAGCTCCGGGCTGACCACGGCATCCAGGCTGTTCTGTGAGGCAATGGTGCCGACGATATCGCCGAGGGTCACCTGGTCCCAGCTTCGGGTTCGGCGTGTGGGTAGGCCATTTCGCATGTCGGCGCTGCGGGCGGTGATGTTCAAGACATTGGGTGCCCAGCTGTAGCTGGCTTCGTCAACGATGAACAGCCCTTTCTCAAAGAGCGGCTGGCCCTTCCAGCCAATGGCCAGGTCCAGCTCCGCGCCCTTGGGCGGAATGGCCAGGGCACCGTCGTGGTCGCTGAGGGTGATAGAGAGCGTGTCTGCCTCGTCGCCCGGGGTTTCGTCCAGGGTGAGGTCGATCAGCCGGCCGTTGAGCTTTGGGGTGATGTTCCGGCCGTCCACAATCAGCCGGTAGTCGGGCGCTCTGTGCTGCATCAGGCTACCCCTTCATTGCGTCGGGGTTGGTAAAGCCCCAGGCCAATGGCGGCATCCCGGCTGGTGGCGGCCTGATCTCGGAAAGCCTGAAAGTCGTCATCATCCACCCGCACCAGGTTGATGGTGAAATCGATCTTACGGGGCACACCATCGGCAAAGAAGGCGGTGCTGGTCTCCTCTACGCCGGTGATGCTCCAGAAGCCATAGACACGGCCGGAGCCTTCGATCAGTGGCCAGGCCTTGCCTTCATCGGCCATGATGCGCACGTCGTCCAAGGTCATTCTCCCGCCGGTGATTTCCGGTAGCAGGCTGCCGGTGAGCGTGATGGTGTCGTCTCCCGGGCCCAGGTACTGGTACGCCGGGCGCTGGCCGATGCGGCTCTGTCCCGGGTGGCGCCATTGAGTTGAGCGCTGCAGCTGCTGGTAGGGCAGGGACTTCACTTCGAACACGAACATGCCCAGTGTCATCATCATGTCGATTACTCCCGATCGTACAGGGCGCTGCGGGCCCGGGTGGCTTTGCGGCGATCGCGTTCCTCGAGTACACGATTTATCTCCGCTGCGATTTCCTGAGCGCTTTGCCCCTGGCTGCCGTAGAAGTTGATGTGAATGGTGTCGCCCGCTGTTGAGCTGGCCGCTGATGAGGCTGACGCTATCGACGGGCGGCTATCGTACTCGATCTCGCCAGCAGCGGCGGGCAGGGTGGACGCACCGATGGCGATGCCGGCCCCTACGCGGCGCACACGCTTGCTGAACCCGCTCACCTGTTTCAGGGCTTCCGGCTCCTGTTTCTTGATGCCCTGGCGATAGCCTTCGAGGGTGTCTTGACCAGCGCTCATGAACACGCGTGACGGTGACTTGATGCCCAGAACGTCTTTAAACCAGCCGGCAACGGCCTTGCCAGCGCCAATAACCTTTTCCTTTAGCTTGTCCAGGTTGAGGTCGAACCCGCTTAACAGGCCGTCGATGATCATCTTCCCGAAGCCGGTGAACGTGCTGGGTAGTTCGAGGCCGAACCAGCTCATTACTTTGCTGAAGGCCTTGACGAACAGCCCATATGGCGACCAGTTGAGGATCAGCTTTCCTACTCCTGTGAGGCCGCCACTGAACGCGTTTTTAATATCGTTCCAGCGGTCGCCAAACCAACTGGATATACCGTCCCAGTTCTTGTAGATGAGATAGACTGCACCGCCGATCGCGGCCGCTATACCTGTAATGATCAGGCCGATGGGGTTGGCGGCAAAGGCCACGCCAATTCCTTTTATACCTGCTGCAATGGCCGGCAAGCCACCGGCCAGACCGACCACGGCGCTGGTGGCGGCGAAAATGGCTTTGCCAAACGCCAGGATGGCCATCACCGGCTTCAGCGCGAACACGAATGCCAGGATCATGCCCAGGTTATCGAACCCGCCGACCATCGAAGCCAGGTTGCTGGTGATCATGCCCAGAGTCTTGGCCGTGGAAGCGGCGCCAACTGCGAGGTCTCGGAGAATCGGCAACGAGGCTTTCAGTTTGGTGCCAAACTCTTTCGCGAAGGCCTTCACCTCGTCGCGGTTCTCCCGCATCCAGCCTGACAGATCGCCCATCAGCTCGGTGACCGCCGGCATGAGCTCGGCGCCGATGGTGTTCTTCATGCCCGCCATGCCCAGCTGAGCGTCCAGCATGGCATCCTTGAACGTTTCCGCATCGCGGGCCGCCTGTTCACTGAGAACATAGCCTGTTGCCCGGGCATCTTTTCTCAACGCCTGGAGGCCGGCACTGCCGTCCTTCATCATGTTGACCATGGCCACGCCCTCGCGCCCGAACAGCTGGGCGGCGATCGCCACGCGCTGGGACTGGTTTTCCACGGAGGAAAGCCGGTCTGCCACCACTTCCAGGCTCTGTTCCGGTGTCAGTTTAGAGAGATCATCGGCTGACAGGCCCAATTCATCGTAAGCCTTGCGGGCAGCGCCGGTTCCCTGGGTGGCTTCGCCCATGCGCTTTACGAACCGTTCCAGGCTGGAGTCGAATTTCTCCGTGGATACGCCAGAGCGCTCCGCTGCGTAGCGCAGCTCCTGGAAGGGGCCAAGGGCGATGCCAATCTTGTCGCCGGTCTTTGCCACCTGGTCGCCGAGGGTGGCGGTGGAATTGGCCACGCCGAAGATCCCGGCCGCTGCACCGGCGCCCACAAGGGCGGTGCGCCTGCCGAATCGGCCGACTTCGCCGGTCATGTTGTTGAACTTGCCGGAAACGTCCGCCTTTCCGAGTTGGGCCAGGTATTTCTTCTGGCGTTGGATCCGGGTGTTGGTGGCGGCCATCTGATCGGCCAGTCGCTTCTCCTCGGAGGAGAGGTTGCGTACGTCCACGCCGGCATCGCTCAAGCGCTTTCGCATCCTGCCCAGCTCTTTCCTCTGGTCCTGGCCTTTTTGCGTGAATGCGTCGACGTCCTTTCGCGCCCGGTTGTATTCAGCCCTGAGCTTGGCCGTGGGTTTGGCGGTGGTTTTGAGCTCATGGCCCAGCCGGCGCACGCGCTCCTGAGATTCGTTCAGGGCCTGGGCGTTCTTTGCCAGGGCTCCGTCGAGGCGCTTGAACGAGGAGATGTCGCGCTGGGAGGATTGCAGCTTCTTAGTTTCCGCCTGGGCCTTTTTCAGAGCCCGGGCGGTGCCGGTGGTGGTGGCGTTGACCTTCTTGAGGGGGCCGGTGATTTTCTCTCGAGCGGCAAGAACAACCTTCAGGTCGAGGTTCTTGGACATCATTCCTCCGGCTGGCTTCGCTTGCGGGCGTGTTCCCGCCACTCCATGAGTTCGGAAAGGGGCATGTCGGCCATGTCCGATGGCCGCCAGTGGAAGATGGCGGCGATGTCAGCCATGGCATCGTCAACGCGGCGTGGGATTACCCCTTCAGCCGCTTCGGTAGCAAAAAACCCGCGATCTCGGTACCGCAGGCGGACAGATCGGCCGGGTCCATTTCACGCACTTCCTGCTCGGTCAGGGCGGGGTTGCTGATTCGGGGCATTACCTTGGTGATGCTGTCCACGTCCATGTTGATCAGATCAGCCAGGGAGAGGCCTCGCAGTTCGCCAGACATGGGTTTGCGCAGGGTGAGCTTTGCCACTTCCTCCTGCGTGCGCTTGATCGGTGTGTCCAGCTCGACGGTTGTGGTTACGGGTTTGCTCATGGGTCAGAATTCCTTACAGGCCAATGTTGCGGCGGTGCTCGGCCAGGCGATCCTGGCCGCGAATGCGTTCCACCATGCCGGGCACGTCAATCTCCACCACTTCCTCACCGCCGATGGTGAGCTTGTAGTAGCTGAGGGTAGTGGTGACAGACAGGGTGTTGTCGCTGCCGGCTTCCGCGTCGCCCATGGCGATTTCGCGGTGACGGCCACGAACCACGACTTCCACGGGCAGGGTTTCGCCGGTGTCATCGCGCTGGTAGCTGCCCGAAAAGCGCAGCAGGTCGCTGTCCAGCTGGCTGGTGCCGAAGTTATCGAACAGGCCGGGAATGATGCCCGCCGGCGTCCACTGAAACTCCATTTTCTCCATGCCCATGTCGACATCGACCGGGGCATTCATGCCGCCGCCGCGGAACTCCTCCATCTGG